GAGATCTTAAAAATCCTCTACGGGGCTGAAAGCCCTTAGTCATAGAAGATTCCCCGAAAACGAATTTCTCGGGGATTCCGTATCTAGAATAAGATACAGAAAAGGATCCACTTTCCTCCAATCATAGACCGGAGAGAAAGCCAAAGCTCTTTAAAACGCATATCACAAAACTCTCCATCGTATTGCTGTGAAGCAAAACGACGAAGAGAGTTTGCGATTTGAAGCGCACAAGGAACTTTTGAAGAACTATCCCCTTTACGGAGATAGAATGGACGGACTGATTGGCCTTTAAACCAATCGGAACCGCACGATTCAAAAAAGTTTCCTGCCAAGAAACTTTTTTGGCTGTTCACGCTAAACCCTAAAAAGTTTAGTCGTTCGATTATATCATCTGCGTAATTTCTTGGGAATATAAGATCATCCCCATAGATGCCACAAAGATAATGTTCGGCCTTCGGAACTATTGAGTAGACAATTGATGAAAATATCAAACTCTCAAGTTCAAACGTGAAACCGTTACCCATAGAGGAAAACTTTTCCAAGGTAACGTCTTCACCGGAAGGCATAGTAGTGTATTTCGATCTAAAGAGATCAAAAAGTTCAAACCACCTAGGTGGAAGGAGCTTAAATACAGCTGCTATACAGAGGGAATCAGAAGCTCGACTTAGATCAACAGTGCATAAATCTTCACGCATTGCTATCTTTGCTAAGTGCTGGTTCTTACTCTGATCGAACAAATCGACTCCGAAACGTTTCAGACGAGATTTTAGAAATGTACCTAGACCTAATTGAGCGTAAACGTTCAATGTTGGTTCGATGCATATTCCGCGATCTGTCTTTGCGTTCTTTGGAACAGTTGTGAACTTATTACCCTTCACTATCTGAGGTTCACGCTGGTGTTCCCACCACCGCTCCCCCAGAATAGCTTTATAAAAAGGTATAAGTTCTTGCGTTAAGTGCATGTCAGATTTATATTTGTCTGACATTACAAGCCCAACACCTTTGACACCTGTCGTTACACCAGGTCCAAATCGCATGCCTCTCGAAATCAATCGGAGGGTTTCATGTGATAAGGGCCCAAGTACCTTCTGGACATAAGACTGCATAAGAGAGAACGACGAATCGGGCTCTCGGAACAGACGTTTGTTTGCAGAAAGACAAGATGCCTCTGATAAATAAAAAGAGGCAATGGCTTCCGACTTTTGGTCTATACCCAATGGGAGATTGGTAGATTTTGACAAGATTTTCGTCACGAGGCTATCCTCAGCGAAATGCCGAGGGTCCTCATAATGACGAGGGTCTATATCTAAGTCTATCAGTT